ACAGCAGGCCCATGCTGGCCCACTTCTTGGTCGAGCCATCGGGGAGCGTCTGCTGCAACCGCCAACCGCCCGGCGGCACAGTGGTAAGAGAGCGCAAAGGCATCGCTGCCTTATCGCCCCGTAGCGGCGGCGGGTCAAGCAGCGGTTTTCAGGCGCATCGACGCGATGAGCTTGCGGTGGCGCTCGTTCAGCTCCGCGAGCCAGCTCTTGCCGCTTGCCTCAGTGAACTTGTCCGCGCCCAGCTTCTGTATCTGCAAGCCGCGTTGCCGTGCCCCCTCGACGCAGATGCAAAGCCAGTCCGCCTCGTCCGGCGAGCGACCGATACGCTGCTTGGTCTTGTCCTTCGGCTCAACGTCGCGCTTGCTGCCCGCCACGAATCCCCACTCGCGGTAGTAGAACTCACGCGCAACGCTCTCGGGCAGCTCCCGCAACTGCTCACTTTCCACGAGCCACCGGACGGCGAACCAGAACTCCGTGACGCGCTTTCCATACTCCTCGTCCGCACGCTTCAGCCTGCGCTGGTGCGTGTGCTGGTCGATGATGTAGAGGTCGAGGCGCACCGGGCGCTGGCTTGGCCTGCCGCCGAACTCCAGCGGCACGGGAATCACGCTGCCGAACACCCGTGCGAACGCCGCCCCCAGCGTCCCGCGCCCAGTCGAGTCGTAGAAGATGTTCTCCACGGGAATGCCCTCGCGTAGGCACACCTCCTGCACATGCTCCGCAATCTCGTCCTCTGGCTCTTTGCCGCGCTTGAAGCCCACCTTGATGACGTGCGGCGCTTCGACTCGAACAATTTGCTTGTCGTCCGGGTCAAGCCCGAACTCGACCCACCCACCCACGCATCGGTCCCCACCATACGCTGCGTCAATTCCGAACACCTTCGTCCGCTGGACGCCTTTCCACGTCGCCTTCGAGAACGCCTTGTGGATCGTGCATAGCTGCTTCGTAAGGACGCGCTGCGAGTCCTCGCCCGGTCGCATCACGCCGAGGCACATCGCGGCGTACTCCTCGCTGTGCGGCCCATAGAACTGGAGCGTGCTGTCGATGCGCTCCTGGTCGATGAGGAACGGGTAGCGCTTGCCGTCCGCGTTGAAGTTGGGCGAGTCCGTGCCCACGAAGTTGATGCACCGCCCCTTCGGATACTTCGTGTCCCACACCGTAGTCGTCGTGATGTCCTTGACGCTCGCCCAACCGTCCACCGGCTCGCACGACTGTCCCAGCGGCGTGTGCTCGCCGTTCACCGGGTTGCCCACTGGCATGAAGAAGAAGCGCGGGTTCTTGTCGAGGTTCGCCGTCGCCCTCAAATAGCTGATGTCGCACAGGCTCGCCTCGTCCGCGATCAGGAACACGTTCTTCTGCTTGATGCCCACGAACGGCCCGACGCCGACCCACTGCGTCCCTTTGTAGCACGCGATGCCAATGATGCCCTGGCGCAGGTCGCGCACGTCCGACTCGCTCTCGCGCTCCGTCGTGATGCACCGCTTGTAGTCCAGCACCACGCCGGGCAAATCGTCCCACCGTTGCCGCGCCTCGTTGTGCAGCTTCTTGATCTCGCCGAAGATGCCCAGGTCCAGCTTCTGCACCGTCGTCGTCGTGATGAGCACCGCCGTCTCCTCCGGCCACACGTAGTAGTGCATCAGCGCGAACTTCGCCACCGAGTAGGTCTTGCCGCAGCTCGCCGGCCCGAGGAACCCCAGCATCCCGCGCCCGCGCACCTCCACAAGGTCGCAGAACTCGCGCAACGCAAGCTCCGTCCACTTGTGCGTGTCGTGGTCGGGCCACAGCAACCGCTCCAACGCACCGTAGTGCCGCAGCAGGTTGCGCCCTTGCTTGATGCACCATTGCTCGATGCCCAGCGCGCTCGTGCCCGCTTTCCACTGGTGCCCGTACCGCTCAAATGTCTGCATCGCCATTGACGGGACGCTAACGCGGGCGCATAAGGTAGGCAACGCCCAACACGGGCAGAAAGGCCACTATGAGCTTTGGACTGACTGACTGCTGCCACAGCTGCGACACGCCGGAGACCGTCAACGTTCCGGGTTTGGAAGGTCCGGCCGGCACCGACGGCACCGACGGCACAAACGGCGTCAGCGCCTTTACGCTGACCACGGACGACTTCATCATCCCGCCTGCGGACGGCGCGACCCCCGTGACGGTGGAGGTCGAGAACAGCTCGTGGATAGCGGTCGGTGAGCCGTTGTTTATGCCCGACGGCTTGTTCTTCCTCGTGGACGCGATTATCGACGCAACCCACATAAGCGTCGTTTACCCGGCGTGGGAGGCGAACGTCAATGCGGGCAACACAATCACGGCGGGCACAATCGTGACGCCCTCCGGGTGGCAGCCTGCGGCCACGGCGCTGCCCACAACCGACCCGGTGACGAAGTACGGCTCCGGCACCGCCCACACCATCACTGGCGCGTCCTTCGCCGCCGTCGTGTTCGGAACAAGCGGCACGCAGGAAGTGACGCTGACGACCGCCGGGACGTGGCTCTTGCAGGCGCGTGCTCGCGTCGATTACAACGGCGCGACCTTTGCCGCCGTTCGCACCGCTTCTTTCAAGCTCCGGCGCACGAACAACACCGCAGGCGACGTGACCAATGCCGCGACCGCGTTCAAGACGGAGATCATCACCACGCTCACCTACACCGCGCTCGACGTGGTCTTCCCGCCTGTCACCTACGCTACGGCGAACGTGGACGACATCCTCCAGATGCAGGTCGCCATCGACACCGACCCCACGGCGGGCTCGCTCCAGATCGTCGAGGCGGAGATCGTCGCGACGTATTTGCACGCCTAACGCCTGTGGCCGACAAGCCCACATGGGTCTTCGACTCAGTCGCCGCCTTCCCGGACGGAATGAACAGCGGCGTGCTGCCCAGCGTCCTGCCCCGCACCCAGCTCGCCTACGCCACCAACGCCACTGTCCGTGGCGGTTACGCCGAACCCCGCCCCGTTGTCCGGCGCATCGCGCTCAACTACGGCGGCGACGGCGTCCTGCAAGAGCGCGTCACGGACGGTCGTTTCCAAGGCGCGGGCTTCTATCGCTCCGATTCCGGCGTCGGCTCGCTCGTCGCGTCCATCGGCGGGCGACTGTTCCAGTTCACGCCCGGCGCGACCACCGCCGACGTGCGCGAAATCACCATCGCACACAACACCATCGTGCAGGTGGGCTTCGCCGTGCCCGCACTCGGCGCAAACGTCACCATCACCGTGCTCAGCACCGTCAACCTCGCCGCCAACTACGAGATCAAGATTGGCACGCGCAACTACGTCATCGTCAGCGTGGACAGCGCGACCGTGCTCACAGTGGAGAACATCGACGACCCCGGACCACTGGTCGCCGCCGGCACCGTCCTCACGTTCTGGGACGTGAACCCCGCGTCGCGCACCAAAGCGTGGATGTGGCAAGCCGAGAAGTGGCTCATCGTCAATGACGGCCAGTCCGTGCCCATCTTCTTTGACGGCGCCACGTCGCGTCGCTCGGTGCTGGTCGGCGCGAACCCCGAACTGCCCATCGCGCGCATGGGCACCTACTGGATGGGCCGCGTGTGGCAGGCCGGTCCCGACGGGCGCACCTTCCTCGCCGGCGATGCGGTCGGTGGCGCATCGGGCACCGCCGCCGAGCAGTTCCGCGACGCCGTCCTGCACGTCACCGAGAACACCTACCTCGCCACGAACAAGGTCTTCTACGTGCCCGGCTCGGTCGGCGACATCACCGCGATTCGCGGCGTGCCCACGCTCGACTCATCGCTCGGCCAAGGCCCGGTGCAGATTCTCACGCCATCCGTCGTCTTCTCGTGCAACGCGCCGACCCTCACCGCCGACTGGGCCACCGTCACCAACCCCATCCTCACCGTGTCGCAGGTCGAAGCGGGCGGCCTTGGCCAAGAAAGCACCGTCATCGCCAACGGCGACCTCATCTACCGCAGCCGCGACGGCATTCGCTCCCTCATCCTCGGCCGGCGCGAGTTCAACACCTGGGGCAACGTGCCCATGTCACGTGAAGTCTCCGCTGCCCTCGACAAGGACGATCCCGCGCTGCTCCTCTACTCGACCGCCGTCGTGTTCGACAATCGCCTGCTCATGTCCGCATCGCCCGTGTTCACGCAGCACGGCGTCCTGCACCGCGGCTCGGTCGCGCTCAACTTCGACCTTATCAGCAGCCTGCGCGGCAAGGCGCCCAGCGTGTGGGAAGGTCCGTGGAGCGCCATTGAGGTGCTCCAGTGGGTCAAGGGCACCTTCGACGGCGTCGAGCGTTGCTTCGCCTTCGTCCTCTACCAAGCCGAGGAAATCCAGCTCTGGGAGCTGCTGCCGTCCGCGCAAGCCGACATCATCGACGACACCAACGGCCCGGTCGTCTGGTCGCTCGAAACCGCCGCGCTCGACTTCCACACCCAGTTCGACCCGCAACACCCCATCCTCAAGCGCATCGAGGACGGCGAAGCGTTCATATACGACGTTCGCGGGCGCGTGGACGTGGCCGTGTTCTGGAGCCCGGACGACTACAAGTGCTGGCAACCGTGGACGCGCTTCGCCGTGTGCGCCGAACTGCGCTCCTGTGCGCCCGACCCCATCACCGGCTGCATCCCGTTCAAGGACGCCCTGCCGCAGCGGCGCGACCCCATCGGCTTCGGCAAGCCCGAAGGCTCCTGCGACGGCACCAATGACCGCCCGCTCACCGACGGCAAACGCATCCAGTTCCGCTTCGAGATCATCGGCCATTGCCGCTTTTTCGGCGCAAACTTCCGCGCCAGCCTCGTGCCAGAGCCCAAGTTCTCGCGCCCAGCCTGCACGCTGCTCGTGGATTCCAACGCATGAGTGTGCCCCTTCCAGTGGTGTGCGAGCCGTCGCCTGATTGCTGCGAGGGCAGCCCGCGCTTCTACGGACAGGGCGTGACCTACCTGAGTGCGCAAACCGGTTTCATCCTAAACTGTGCTCCGGGGTTCTCGTGCGACCAAGGGGCTTACCCATTCCCCATCATCGTGCCAAAAGGCAGCGTCCCGTTTACACCTCCACCCGGCGTGAGCCCGTTGCGTTTCACTTGCTGCACGGGCGAAGTTTTGGTGCGCTACCTGCCCGACGGCTTCACGTTCGCGCAGTTCGCCGCAGCCGCGCAAAGCATCGCCGACGAGGCCGCCGCGAAGCTCGCCCAGTGCATCGCCGACCAGTACAACCAGCAGCACGCCCGTCGCCCCGTTCGTTGCGTCATCAATTCCACGTCGCCGTTGCCCGAAGGCCAGGTCGGCGAGCCCTACTCCGTCCTGCTCACGCAGACCGGCGCGACCCTGCCCGTTACGTGGTCGCTCCTGTCCGGCGCACTGCCCGACGGCCTCTCCCTGTCCAGCGGCGGCGTCATATCCGGCACGCCCACCACCTCGGCCAGCTTCGGCTTCGTCGTGCGCCTCACCAACACCGCCGGCACCTCCTGCACCAAGCAGTTCACGCTCACCATCAACGGGTGCGGCGAAGAAACCGACTGGTGCGTTGACCCCGTCGCGTGCCGCCTCCGAGTCAAGGACTTCAACCCCGCCGACTGGACCCTCGTCTGGGACGGCAACCTAGCCAACTTCTTCGCCGGTGCCCCCTGCGGCGCTTACGAGGACGACACCACTTTCGCCGGCCTCAACTGGTCGCCCGGCCAGAACCGCTGGCGCTTCTCCATCCTGTGCATCGGCGACCTCACCACCTACCTCGCCGCCGGTCCCATCGGCGCGTCCCCGCTCGGCGTGTACACGTTCGACGTGTCCTCCGACCCCACCTGCATCGGCCCAGCCTCGTTCGAGATCGAGGGCTACGTCCCTTGAGCGACAACGCGCCCATCGTCGATTGCCACGAGTGCAAAGACCTCGCCTTTGCCCGCAACCTTACGCGGCAGATGAAGGAGGGCTACGGACGGCACAACAGCAACCTCGCGTTTCGACCCGGCAACGTCGTGCTGCCCATCATCCACATACGCGAAAACCAGCAGGCTCGCGTCATCGGGCGCATCGGAGACCGGGCCCTGCGCGAGCGTTGGCAGGACTGCGAAATTGGAGATGCCGTGCCCGCGTCGCGTGTCGATTGGCCTGCTGGAACTGGATACCGAACGGTGCTTATGCTACCTAGAGGAACGGCCTACGCGTGGACCGAAGCCGTAGAAGCATCGGTTGAAACCTTGTCCGTTTACGAACGCCGCACCTTCGAGCGCGTCTCCTGTCGCACGACTGGCGACGGTGCGCGCACTTGGATCGAAACGCACTTCTGGAAGCGCCTCTCCTAAAGCAAAACGCCGCAGGCTCATCGCTTATACCTGCGGCGTCGTGACCATCGCCTCATTTCTGAGAGCGTCGGCCCTCGGGGGAGCGTTGTTGTCGCACGTCCCCCGTTGCACCGTCAACTCCGAAACGCGACCAGCCCTCTCATTTCGAGTTGCGGAGGCCCTCGGGGGTCATCCCCGCCCAAGTTCGCACTTGCGTATGCGCCCTTCTGAGCGCACAAGTGCATTGTGGCCGAAGACGACATCATCCTGCGCACCGCCGTAAGCCCGTTCCCGCCGGGCTACTGTCCGACGACCAACCAGCAGTTCGCCGACGACATCGCCGCCGCGCTCGAAGTGTTCTTTCCCGGTGAGTTCGCGCTCACGATCAAGTCGTCCAACCAGCCCACCGTCGAGCAGCGCAGCATGACGTGGAACAAGGTCGATGCGAGCACCGGGCAGTCCGTCGGCTACTTCGAGTGGAACATCGTCGTGGGCCAATGGACGAAGAACCACTGGCCCGGTGGCGTCATCCCGACCTACGAACGGCGCATCTTCGTCGGCACGCTGACGCAGCTCGAAACTTACGACGGCGGCGAAGCAGGCACCGTCTCGCAATCCACCGGCCCGTTCTGGGAGCGCGACACCGCTTTCTCCGACCTGTGGCCCCTTGGCGTAGGCGCACTCATCGCCGCACCGCTCGGCACGCTCGCCGTGTTCGACGACGCTGTGCCCGGTGTGCCGAACGCCATCGGCGTGTACTTCATCAAACCTACGCTACGTCTTTGGGACAGGGCGGTATGAGCCAACTTTCACCACGCGCAATGCGACGACAATGTTCAGGATGAATACCGAACGCAATGGCCAGCGCCTTCTTGCTGAAGACGAGCGGATACGCCGCGCGAATCAGGCGCACCTTCTCGTCCGTCAGCTTGGCGTTGTGAACAGCCTCGCCACGAACCCGCGGCGGGAACTTGAAAGTGCCCAAGCGTATCGCGTCCTCCATGTTCATCTTCTGCGTGCCCGCGTAAATGTGCGCGGGATTGCAGCAGTAGCGATTGCCGCAACGGTGGCACAGGTACGAGCCTTTCGGCGGCTCGCCGTAGGTAAACTTGTAAGCCCAACGATGCGCTGGTCGGGCGCGATGCTTGCCGTCCTCGCGTCGTGCGGCGAACGATGGGTAGTAGGCTTTCGGCACCTTGTACCACGGCCAGCACTCGTCCTTGCCCTTGCGGATTACCTTGGCCCAAAAGCGGGCCTCCAGTTCGGTGTCAGTGTGCATGTGGGCATCATGCAACATCGCGTGGGAGGCGCAAGCTAAATGACACTAGGCGAAGTCAAGCTCACGCGAGCCAACGAGGTCGTCGGTGTCTGCACCGACAAGCCCGCGTTCCTCGCACTGGTCAACGAGGCAACCGAACGCCTCATGGTCCGCGGCAACTTCTGGAACACGGTCAAGAAGCTGCGGACGTGCGTGCGGTGCCGCTCGCTGGTGTGGCCGCGTGCCGTTGACCAAGTGCTCGCGCTGAACGTGTGCGGCGTGCCTGTTGCGAACAGCGGCTACTGGTGGCAGTTCCTGCCGATGAACGGCACCGACTACGGTGCGCTACGAGGCTGGGGCTACTTCGGCGCAGGCGGCATTGGACGCGGCACATGCGGCAACGTAGTCATCCAGCACGACGGCACGGTGCCCGTGCAGGCGCAGTTGACGTGCGGCAACCCGCGCTACATTCGCGCCTACGCCAGCTACCAAGCCGACCTTGGCAAGACCGTTACCATCTTCGGCATCGACGACAACGGGCAGACCATCATGACGAAAAGGGCTGACGGCACATGGCAGCCCGGCGTCGTGCTGACGCTCGCATCGCCTTACGTCGGCACGCCGTTCCTCGTCCGCGAAGTGACCCGCGTGCTCAAGGACGCGACCCAAGGTCCGGTGCGCCTCTTTGCCTACGACGCGACCAACGACGTGCTTGAAGACATGGCTACCTATGCGCCGTCCGAGCGCTCGCCCGCTTTCCTGCATAGCACAGTGCGCGGCCTGCGCCGTCACACGCTCTCCGGCAGTCCCGCCTGCTCCGGCATCACCAGCGTCGAAGCCCTCGTCAAGCTCCGGTTCATCGCCGTCGAGACCGACGAGGACGAGGTGCTCATCGACAACTGGGTTGCGCTCAAGCAAATGATGCTCGCGATTCGTGCCGAGGACGCAGGCGACGACCGTGCCGCCGAAGTGCTCCAAGCTAAGGCGGTGCGCGAGTTGAACCGAGAACTGCGCGTCCACATCCCCGACGACCAAATCCCCATCGCCATCACACCGTTCGGCAGCGCGACGCCGCGCTCCATCGGCGTAGGAACTTGTGTGTGACTAAACCCAGCGAAATATGCGGTTGCGAACGATCAGCGATACGGTTGGCTGCGCTACGCCGAACTGTTCGGCCAACTTTTGTTGCGACGGTTGACGACCGGGTTTGTAAGCCGCTCGAATGGCTCGCACGTCGTCAGTCGTCAGTTTGTTGTTGTGGTTCTTCGCGCCAATCGAGCCCCGATGCTTCGACGCCATGTCTCCCAAATTGTCAGCGTTCGTGCCTACGAACAGATGCGATGGACGAACGCACTTGCGATTGTCGCAGTAGTGGCACACGAGCAAGCCGTCGGGGACTGGTCCGAAGTGCAGCTCCCACGAAACGCGATGGCACTTTAGCCGAGTTTGTGGATGCAGCTCGGGCCTGCGCGATAGGCTTTGGCGTAGGGTGCCGTACCCATCGTGGTCGTGTGCACCTGTCCAAATCCAGCATTGGCCAAGCGCAGGATGGCGAACTGGAATTGGGCCGTCTTTGTCGATGTGCTCCCAAAAGCGTTCGGCGAGTGGGCGTGGCTTCATCTCGGCTCCCGCAAAAAGGGTTGAAGCGCGCTGGGCAATCTGCGATGGGTTGTGGTAGGCATGACGAGTCGCTTTCGTTGTGTTTAGTGGCGCTCGGCGGTCTTGAACACCGTCCGAGTGCCCCGATTTTACCAAGGCGCATCGTGAACGCAAGCCAATAGCCTATGCCCACCGACCTGCCCTTCAATCTCAATGCTCCGGCCCGCACCGGCCAAGGCCCGTACGGACTCGTGCCCGGCAACATCGGCCTGCCCGGCGTGTACCAAGACGTAGCGGGCGTGTTCCCAAATTTGTCAGGCAACATCGGCGCACTGTCGCGCAGCATCGGCAGCGAGCTTGCGGGCGAACTCGATCCGAACACCGTGGCCATGTTGCAGAACACGGCGGCACAGTTCGGCATCGGCCAAGGCGTGCCGCTCAGTCCGTTCGCTGGTTCCAGTGGCCTGCGTCACCTTGGCCTCACCGCCGAAGCGCAGCGTGCGCGTGGTGCGCAGAACCTGCTCTCGTCGCTGCCGACCTTGGCGCGGACACTCACGGTGCAGCCCGAGACGCAGCTCGCTGTCGCTGACCGCAACGCGACCCTCAACGCCGCACCCGACCCGGCGAAAGCGGCCGCCGAAGCCCAGCGCCTGTTTGATCTGTACATGGCCAAGCTGACGCGTGGTGGCGGTGGTGGCGCACAGTTTGGCGGTGGTGGCGGTAGCAGCCGCGGCCCGGCAGGCGGCACCGGCGTATTCGATTCGCCTTGGGCACCGTTCCAGCCCGAAGCGGTGCGCGGCGGTCAGCCCTACACGCCGCCATACCAGGGCACCGGCATTACGTGGGGCACGCAGGGCACCAAGCCGCAAGACCTGTGGGGCGATTTCGCAGGCGGCTTTCCCGGTCCCGAAGGCGGCTCCGTCGCGACCCCTGGCGGCGGCGGCTTCACGGACTGGTTCAACGACCCGTTTATCGGTGGTGGCGGTGGGATGTTCGGTTTGGGCACCAACACAGGCGGGGGTGCCACGGGAGAGGACACCGACTTTTGGGACGCGTTCTGGGACGCTGGACCGCCCGACCAGCCCGACTTCGACTATCTAAACGAGTGGGGAGCGTGGGAATAACGCATGGCCTTCCCCTTGCCACCTTGGCTCAACGTGACGCCCGCGTTCTACACGCAGGCGCTTGAAGCGGGCGCACGCGCGGGCATCGCCGTCACCGAACAGCAACAGCGCGCGCAGCAGATGGCCGAGGCGCGGGCGGAGCGTGCCGCGCTACAAGCCGAGCGGCAGCGCGAGTTTGAGGAGAGTCGCCTGCTCAATGTGCAACGTCTCGCGCAGAACGCCGCACAGCTACAGCAGCAGGTAGCGCATCAGACAGCGCAGGAGGAAAATCAAGCAGCGCAGGAATCGCGCTTGCTCAACTTCCAAGCCGGGCAACTCGGCTACGACGCGGGACGACTCGCATTGGAGAAACAGAAGCTAGACCTGGCGCGCGACAAAGCCAAGCAAGGCACGCCGCTCGCAGGCGAACGCTATCTCAAGCTGTCCGAGGACGAAGCCGCGCTCGCCGAACAGAGCCGTCTCGCGGGCGACGTTGAAGGCTACCAGAAGCACACGGAGAAGTCGCAGCTGTGGCGCTCCGCCGTGCCGTCTCACCAGACTTCGCTTACCGTGGGCATGGACGAGGCGGGCCGACCGCTCGTCACGCAAACGTCCGGCGCACAAGCGAGCATCAACCCACTGGGCAAGCCCACGACTGCGCTGACGACCAAGGCGCAGGAGAACACCGTCAAGTACGAGAACGCACTCACGCTCATCAACCAGTTGCAAAAGAACCTGCGCCCAAGCGACGTTGGACCAGCGGGCGTGGCAGGCGAGTTCGTCTTGGACGTAGCGTTGCCCGCATTCGGCACAGACAAGTTCTTCAGCGGAAGCCGCATTGAGAACCGAACCGCACTTGGCGAGCTGCGAGAATCCTTGTTGCGGTCAGTCAGCGACGACCCGCGCTTCAGCAACGTGGACCGCGAGGCCATCTCAAAGCTGCTGCCGTCCACGGGCATATTTGAAAGCTATCCGGCGGCGATGTCGCGCATGAACGAGGTGAAGAAGACGCTTACTGACCGCATTGAGCGCTACGCGGGCGCGAGCGGCGTGCCCACTCCATCCTCCGCCAAGAGCCGCAGCTCCGTCATCGCCGACTACAACAACGCCGTCCAGCAACTCACCGACTCCGTCAAGGCCAAGCGCATGACGCCTGAGCAAGCCCACGAACGGGCGTTGAAGCTGCATAAGTCGATGGAGGACGCGCTCGAACGCTTCCACTAATGCCTGACGACCTACCACTCCCGCCGTTGCCTAAGCTAGAGGACTTCATGGGCGATTTCGTTGCGCCCCGCGCAGCGATACCCGGCGAGCCTTCCATTACGCAGCCCACCGAACGCGAGGCAGCCGCAACGATGGGCCAGCGCATTCGCGTCCGTCCGTTCGGCGAGCGCAACGTCGTCTCAGGTGTGGCCCTCGACACTGAAACTGGCGTCCCGTCGCTGACCTACTTCCAGACGAAGCTCAACCGTTTGCAGTCCGACCAGCTTGGCTATCTCAGGGGCATTTACGGCGACGAGAATGTGCGGCTCGCGGACACCGGCGAACCCATCATTCGCGTCGTCGATTCGAGCACGGGCAAGCCGAAGGACATCACGCTCGCACCCGACCGGCTGACGCTTCGCGACGCCGCTGACCTTGGCGCACACGGCATGGAGATTCTTGGCGGCATTATGGCAGCACGACGCGGCGACGTACGCGGCCTTGCTGCACAGGCCAAGAACATCGGGCGAATGGCGGTCGGCACCGAAGCTGGAGGAGCGTTGCAGGACGCTTTCGTGCGCGGTTATCAAGGTCAACAGCTTCGTCCAGGTGAGATTGCCGCCTCGCGCACCGCTGCTATACCGCTGGACGCTGGTGCGGGTCTCTTTATGACGGGCACAGGCAAGCTGCTGGGCAAGGCTATATCGCCGTTCGCTGATCCGTTGCCAGCGCAGTTTAACCTGACGGACGCAAAGGCTCGTCTCCGTGCCAAGTACGGCTTTGATTTGCCCAACACGCCGGGCGAACTCACCGGCAACACACTGCTCCTGCGTGCTGAACAGTTTGCGCGTCAGAAACCCGGCTCGGCGGGCGCGTTTGAGAAGATTACCGAGGAGCAGGACGCTGCGTTGCAGGGCATACAGGACATCCTGCTTGGACGCGGTCGCGCCAAGAGCGCCGAAGAAGTAGGCGGCAGCGCGCTCGAAGCAATCGGCGCAAAGCTCACCCCGTTGCGCTCGGAAATCGAGACGCTAAAGAAAGGCGTTCGTGCGTCGGCGACCGAGGAACTTCGCGGAGCTGCTTTGGCGGCGACCGGAACCGAACTGCGTCCCGCAATGGAAAAGGCGACCGTGGGCCAAGCGTTGCGCGAAGTTGCCGGTGCCTCTCGCGATGCGTGGAAAAAGGCCAGCGGCTATGAGGAGTTCTTTGCGAACCCAGCAACGCAGTCCGAAACCATCTCGCTCAAGAGCCTGTCGCAGAAGGCTACCGACTTGCTCAAGTCGATGCCGGGCACGGACAAGGTAACAGCAACGCCCATTGGCGTTCTCGATGCGAGCGGCACGCCCATCCTACGCGACGAAGCCGGGCGCGAGGTATGGAAGGAGTTCATACCGGAGCGCGTTGTGGGTCGCTTGCAGCGGCTCGCGGGTTCGCCCGACGCGAGACTGTCCCTCGACCAGCTCAAGCAGATGCGCACCGAGGTTGACGACGACATCCTGCTCGGTGAAGCGGTGCCCGGAGTCCGCAACCTGCATCTCAAGCGCGTGCGCTCAATGCTCACTGACGCCATGAACGAGGCGGTCGATTCACTCGGCGACCCTGCTCTGAGCAAGGAGTGGAAGCGCATCAACAAGGCTTACGCCGAGAACGCGCCGCGTTTCGAGCAGAAGGGCATCGCCGAACTGTTTCGCGACCCGCAGAACCCCAACTACGTCGCCAATCATCAAGTGGTTCAACGCGCCATCGCCGACCCTGATACCTACGCCGAATACGCCAAGTTCTTCGGGCGCGAGTCGCCTGTGATGCGCGGCCTGCAACGCGCCGTCGCCGAGGACGTGCTAGGCTCGTCGTCCAACCCGCTCAATGGATTGGTGGACGGGCGCACCTTCATCAACAACCTCAAGGAACTGTGGGCGAAGTCGCCAAAGCTTGCCGCTGACACGTTCGGTCCAAACAGCTCGCGCCTCTATGGCATCGCTTCCGCCGAAACTGCCGCCACTGTGGGAGAGCGCGACCGCGCTGGTATGCTCATCCGTTCCATCAATGGCAAGGTGGACTTGGGCGACCTACAGGAGTTGCTGCGCTCAGGCAATCCAACAGCGCAGAAGCTCGCGAACCTCGTCAGTGCACAGAACCGACTCGCTACCGAATACCGCAACGGCATCAAGAAAGCCGTGGCCGAGGGTGGTCCCTTGGGCGAGCGCATCAAGCCGAGCGAGTTCGTCAACAACTTCAGCCGTCAAGGCGAGCCAGCCGACATCAAAGAGGTCATGGCTCTGCTCGCCGACCGCCCCGACGTGACCGAGGACATCCGCCGCCAAACGCTGGTGGACATTCTCAACCGCGCACGCAGCACCGGAGAAGGCATGAAGCATGTGTTCGGCAAGACGGGGCCGCTCAACGCACGAGGGCTAGAAGAAGCGATGGGCGTTGGCTCGCGCGACGCGACACAGGCCAGCCGTTACCGCGCTATTCTCGGCGACGATACATGGCGCGACCTCACTGACATTGGGCACTACCTGCAACCGCGCGAGGCGGGCAAATCGACGTTCGGCACCGCGGGCAGGCTCTCCGCAGGCAGTCAGATTGCGCAACTCGAACGCGGCAGCATCTTCAAGTTCCTCGATACGGCGGTGCGCAACTTCATCGTCGCTGGTATTTACGCATCGCCGATGACGCGAAAGTGGATCAGCAACGTAGCCATGACGCCCGCCGACCAAGCCACCCTTGTCAGCTATATGGTGTCGAGCACGCCGTTCGTCGAGGCACTGTTTCATCACTTCGGCGACGCTCGCGCCCGCGAAGTGGCAGGCCAAATCAAGGGCGCAATCGACCAGTCGTTGCCGCGAGGCGACCGTGCCCAAACCCCGTCAGCGCCCGCTTTGGAAGCACCCCCAGCGCCTACTCTCGACGCTTTTCGTGGCGCAACCAACGCACCCACCCGCTAAAAAATGCCCTCGACCAGCGCCCGCCAAAAACGCTTCATGCAGCTTTGTTACGGCTCGCCCGATAAGGCGCGTGGTAAGTGTCCGCCGCGTTCGGTGGCGCAGGAGTTCGCACGCGCCGACGCCCGCCAAGCCCACAGCAACAAGGAACGGATGCGCAAGCGATGATCGCGCTACAGCCCACTGAACTGTTCGCTGACGACTCCGAACTCGCCCGCCCGTGGCGCGACGAAGTCCGCAAGCGCGCCTTTCACGAAGCTGCCGTGTATAGCCTCGCGAAGATGGCGCTGGGCGGAGCGACCGCCGACCAGCTCGCCGGTGCCAAGGAGTTCCTGCGCGTGTTTATGAATTGCGCCGAGCCCGTCGAAGCGATTACCGTGGCGAGCGCACCGCGCCTGGACTACAACGTCGAGGCGAAGGTCGCCGCCCGTAACGCGAAGAAAGACTGACCTATGCCAGCAGCTCCACCGTCCGCACCGCCCGCTCCAGCCGCCGCAGCGCCTAAACCATCCTCGGCACCGTCGCCCACGGCTGCCGCGAAGCCTGCGGCG